TTTTGAGTTACGTAAAGTAACTAATCCTAATGACGAATTCTTTTCCAATTATTCATATGGTACAGAAGCCATTGTGTTGGACGATATGTGTAATACTAGTATTGAATTCACCAAAAAGAGCCCGTTAGAGAAGATTATTGAGTATATTAATAATACTCCAGCATATCCTGTTATGGCAGATTTGAGTTCTAAAGGAAAGATTCCTTTAACACCGAAGGTTGTTGCTGTAACAACTAATGTTAAAGAGTTGTGTGCAGGATTATATTCTAATGAGCCTGTTTCCATTTTGAGACGTTTTAATTTGGTTATAGGAATTTCAGTAAAAAAGGAGTTTGCAATTAACGACACTTTAGATCCTAAGAACTTTATGTTAGATAAGACAAAGGTGAGTGAATTTGTTGCTCGTTTGCGAGAGGAAGGAGCTCCTGAAGAGAAAATTATTATGCCAGATATTTGGGATATTACAATGGAATATGTTCAATCAAAAGACTCTCAGTCCGTCGGTGGACGTGCTGGTTTAGACTTTAGACCTATTGCTGTTAACGCTGATGGTACGAGTAAGATTTGGAATATTTTGGATTGTAATGAAGTTATTTTGCAGATGTCAACAGAACACCGTAGGACTCAGAATGAAGTTGTAAAGCAAATTAGAGGAGTGCCGGAATTTTTGAGCAATAAGTACAAAGACACAAATCCTCACAAAGAATTTAATAGAAATATTCCACACATGTCAATTGATGACATCAACAGACAATGGAAAAAATATAGCGATTCGTTAGCAAATTTTTCTATTCCGTTGTTATCTAATATTGCAGGATATTTTGATGCGAGTTATTTAACTGATATACGCAATTATGTTGGTGCTTTGTTAGCTTTACCAATTTTTATTTCGCCTATTGTTTCGTTTACGACATTTTTTAGCGCTTGTGTAAGTTTTAGTCACATTGTTTATTCCATGAACACGGCTTATTTTAGACATTATACTATGGTGGAAGCTCGTCGTAGATTTGGTACTTACGATGGTGTTTATTTGTCCGGTGTGATTACGGCTAAATGTTTGTTAGTTGTTTACATTTTGCGTAGTTTTTGGCAAATGGTTAAAAGTAAGGTTGTCCTGGAAACACAAGGCAATTTAGCACCTTTATCCATGGAGGAAGTTACGCTCAATTCAGCCCAAACGAATTGTTGGTTGCCTATACCGATACAAAAAATAGAGACTGTTGCACCGAAAACATATGTTGCTAATGATGTATTGGAGATTTGTAAGAAAAATATTGCTTTGATCGTAAACGGGTCGAAGTTTGTTAACGGATTTTTCATTAGTCAAAATTTCGTATTAGTACCCAAACATT